CTGTGAGCGTATCTAAGCGGGTCTACGAGCATGGCATAGGACTTACCTCCCCCTGCTGCTCCACCGTACAGAACGTCTGTTTCTGCGGCTGCTAAGAAGTCTTCCTGTGGGCCTTCGTTGGCCTTGAAGATTATGTCTTCTTTTACTTCGTCTGCCAGAGCATTTGGTAGCTTGTTTAGATCTTCTTGCTCTGTGATGTTTGAAGTAGCAGTACCGTCTAACTTGTTTAAAGTTTTGGTGGTGGTGCTTATTGACTTCTTGTAGCTTTCTACTTTAGCTTGTGCTGCTTTGAGCTTCTTTTGTTTTTCTCTGACAGCCTTTGTTGCGTCCATCTTTGCTTTAGTTCTAGAATGATAAGTATAACCACGGCCTTTAGATCCTTTTGCGCGTCCTGATTTCTTACGCGGTGTACCGTCTACTTTGAGTACAAACTCTCCGGATTCATCTTTGGCGTAGTTGTCGGGATTTAGTTCCCAGTCTAGTTGTTCAGTCATATCTTTTGTCTGCTATCTTCTTTAAACCCATGTGGCTAATAGTTCGCCCTGTCTTGTGTTCTAAGAATATCGCAGCTTCGCGTAAACTGAGTGTTTTCTCTTTGATCATTACGATCATCTTGTCTAGTTGTTCGAGTTGTTCTGGTATTGCTGTTAGTAACTCTACGTTACCTTCGTCTAGCTTATAACCAAATGGAATAGTACTGCTAGATCTCCTCATAATTTCCTTCTATGACGGTTTCTTGTTTAGCGGGTAAAATAAACAGACCGCCATTGGTATTGACAGTTACATCGAGGCGATCTGTTTTACCCAAGCCTACGCGGTCTAAGATGGTCTGTGCTGCTTGTATACGCATGTTTGCTTGCGGTATAGGCTCTGAGCTATCCATTATTGCTACGAGCTTCATAGCGGCTTTAGGGGCGCTCTGAGCCAAGATGTTTGTTGCTAGGTCTAGGATCTCCGTCTTCAAAGACTTCACAACTGCATTCGTGCTTGATACAGCATATCCTGCCATCTCTGCTGCTCTTTTTGGATCACCTCCTGCTTCAGTTAAGTAACTAAGGAAAGCTTCCTGCTTTGTTGTTAATTCTTTTTTGTTTGTCATGTACTCTATTATACACCTGTATTGCAGGTTTGTCAAGCTTTATATTCCAAAAAGGTATAAATAAATATACGAAATGTCTTGACAAAACGTGATTTCAGGTGTATAATAGATATTAAGCCCACCGGGGTTATATAGTCATTCCAGCCACTGTTATTCAGTGTTTCTAATAATAGGTTTTGTATAGTATTAGGAACAATTCTAATAAGGACTCATTCCTAATAAGTCGATTAGCCCCTTGCAAGGCTAATTGCTATAAAGTAGATTAGCCTTGCAATGGGGCTTTGACATAGATGAGACACTTTAAAGACTTTAAAGCCTGCCGCGCCAACTGGTATACATCCCCTTTTCCCCCAAAATGTATAACATTGTGTATATATAGGGGGGGAGGGCTATGGCCACCTGCCCCACCCTAAAGGCCCTACATTTTATAAGGGTTTTACAGGCGGAGGTCAGATTCCCTAGCATATGCGCCCTTCAAAGTCTACAAAAACTTTAAAGTCTAAAAAGTCTGGACAACTGGTGTACAAACTGGTAGGACTTCGAAGACTTTTAAAGTTTAATAGCTTTAAACTATAAAGGCTCCACAATTCATAGAGTTATGTAATACAGCCCCAGAATCTAAAAAGACTTCAAAGATTAATTAAAATTATATTGACAATCTTTAAAACCTCTGAAATTGATCATTTTTTAACCAGTTCAACTATTGGCACACTCTCTGTCAAATCCAATACAATGTACCTATCGTCCTTTCTAAGCCACTATCTAATCCCCGATAGTACGCCTCCTCTTTTGAGCAATTAAATCTAGCGCAATGTTAGGCCGCTCTATGGCGATTTATCAATTCCAAAAACCACCCAAAAACCACCCAAAAAATTACCTATATAAAGAGTAGGCGTATCTATTTGCGACATCTTATCTATTAACGACATTGGGATTTTGAAGTCTTATAATTTACTTATAAAATTAATTTACTTTTATTTTGCAAAAAAGTTGTACTTTGATAAAACAGGTGTTATTGTTACCCAACTTACTTAAATCTAAATAACTTTAAAGGAAATACCGACATGACTATTTTAATATTGAACGAAAAGGCATTTGCAACCAAATATATTACTGCTATTAATAACAATGCTAAAATGACTGAGGCGCTTGCAGAAGTTTGCACATTGTGGATAGATGATAAAAATTCAGATGCGAAAGAAGCTCTTGAAAATTTCTTTAATAAAATAAAGCATAGCCCTAAAGCAGTTGCTAAATTTAAGCAACAACTCAGCATCGCGTCTAAAAAAGTCAGGATGACTAATGGCATTGAGAAGCCTGCCGGATTGCGGATAAACAAAGAAGGCATTCTGGAAGACGCGCCAATGCGTAACAGTTCACCTTCGAAGGCCGGAACTGGCAGTGGTGATGGTGAAAGTACTGGCGAAACCGATAGCTCCGCGAAAAAACCCGCAAAAAGCGCCCCCATGTTTGATAAGATCGCATTGTTGTCGTCAATCAAAATTCTGGACGCGCTAATCGCCAAAGAGTCCGATGAAAAAACGCTTGAAGGCTTGCGATACACCCTCTATGTCCTGATAACTAATGCGGAATCCGCTCAATAAAAGACTACCATATAGCCCGTTATACATTAGCGGGTTTTATTGGTGGGCTTTGAAGCCTTATAATTATTATAACTAATCGGAGTATTTTTATGAAATATGAAAAATTAAACGCTTTATTGGATGCCGATCATGCGCGACATGTTCAGCAGATCCACACGTTAGCGCATAGAGTGGGCGAACTTGGTGACTATGCCTGCGACCTGCTAATGTATGGTCGCGATACGCCCGCAATAAGGGAAGCTCTGGACGCTCTGCGGGATCTTGAGATAAAATTATTGGGGTCATTGGAATCATGATTAACTGGCATGCGGAAACGATGGAACGCTTTAAAGACGTATCAAACGATACTCTATGCTATATAATTTTAGATTGTAAGCGGGCCATTATGGCCATGCCGGACAATCCAAAGGCGGGCCAGTATATGGATGAAATCCATTATGCGGGCATGGAATTAAAAGTGAGGGGCGCTAGATATATAGCGCCTAATTAATATTTATAATTATTATAAGGAATAAAATTATGTTTGACATTTACTGCGCCCATTGTGGCGAACCGTGGGAACAAGACATGCTTCACGATGTGGAAGGCATGAATTACATGCAAGCGGCGAATGCTTTTAAGTTGCAAGGCTGTATGGTTTTCAAGATACTGCGACAGCGCATTGAGGGTGCAGGTAGTGTCTGCAAAGCTGATCGGGTTGTTAGTGACAATGAGCTAGCGGGTATCAATGCCGCGCACGATCAGAGCGACTACCCTGAAGAGTGGGATTATTATATGGCGCGTATGATATTTACAGGTGAAGGTGATCTAGATACTTTTTTATAATTATTATAACTAATCGGAGTAATACAACATGAAATTATTATCAACTAGTGCAAGCAATACCAAAATTGCAAAGACTCAAAAAGCTGAGAAGATCCCAACGCGGGTCGCGTCATTGTCGCTCTATCCAGATGACATTATCTGCGCGGGTAGCAAGGCGGCAGGATGTCGGGAGGCATGCCTAGTAACTGCGGGCATGGGTGTTTTTAGTAATGTAGCGGCAGGTCGTAAGGCAAAGACGGATTGGTTTCACGATGACCCATCGGGTTTCTTGAATCAACTGCGAAAAGAGCTAGGCAACTTTTCTAAACTTTGTAAGCGCAAGGGTTCGGCAGGTGTGGTGCGACTGAATACCATTAGCGACATCGCATGGGAAAATTTTGGGATACCGCAAGCGTTTCCAGACCTGAGTTTTTACGACTACACAAAACGAGTCCACAGAATCGGTAAGACTCCGGCCAATTATAAATTGATGTTCAGCTATTCGGGCGTAGCTACCTATAAAAAGCAGGTCGATAGATTGCCGGACGGATACCCAATGGCCGTTGTGTTTAGTGGTGATCTGCCTACGCATTTCATGGGTCGCAAGGTTATTGATGGTGATAAAAGCGACCTCGATAATCTGCGCGGTGGGCATGTGGTGGTAGGGTTGTCAGCAAAAGGACGGGCAAAGAAGGATACCACTGGTTTTGTGGTCAACTCAAACCTAATCGCAGTTGGCGGTTAGAATTATAATTATTATAAATATTGGAGTATTAAAATGAGCAAATCAATACTGGTTGCAGTCAAGCATAGCTATGGGCGCAAGGTTATCTATCCTGCGTGTAATAACGCAGAGACATTCGCCAAGATAGCAGGCACCAAGACATTAACACCGGAGGCACTGGCCTTGATCGAACAGCTAGGCTACACCATAGATACTATCACACCAGATTGGAGAGATTGATATGAAAGATTTTATATTCCATTTTGATTCGGGCGGTTGGAATACCGTGATGGCCGACACATTAGCGGAAGCACAGGCTAAAGTGAAAGCTGAGTACGGCGATCATCCAAGGCTACGCCCTAACATGAGGTCAGTTAAGGTGATATCGCCAGAGGAACTTCGTAGTTGGTACAGGTTGTTTGATTGAGAGTTCCCCTCTGGGAATCCTTATAATTATTATAAATATTGGAGTGTTAAAATGAGCATGATGTCAATTGATCTTGTACAAGTTTACGACAAAGGTAGGGTAGTACCCATGTATCATGTGCATGGTGTAAGTAAAGAAGCTTGGGCGGCTCACGAACCT